AAAACTCTCGTCGATTACCGTAACTTGTACGCCTGGTGATGTTAGTGCCATATCGCCTATTCTCCTGGTAATAGTTGCTCATAATATTTAGCATACTATTCCAAAAACAGCAAGTTAGCACCGAAACAAAAAGGGGCTCAAAAGGGTAAATATCAAATGCGACCACTCTGCAAGGCCTGCGCACAGCGGCCCCGAGCCATTAATTACTACAAAGATACTCGAATCTATTATAGAACACTGTGTGAAATTTGTCTATCACACGGTGAAGGTGTGCATGTTCCTCGATGGCAACGATCAGGATATCAACCAAAGACTCAGTGTGAAAAATGCGGTTATAAGAGTCAGCATCCGCAGGTATTTAGAGTGTTTCACATAGATGAAAATCTCAACAACTGCAGGCCCAACAATCTCAAAACGGTCTGTTTGAATTGTGCTGCTGTCTTAGGCAAAGAAGGCATCACTTGGAGGCAAGGCGATCTTGTGTCCGACTACTAGATTTGCACTCTGTTCGTAGAGCTCATCGATAGAACCATTGTTATCAACAATGCTGTCAAAATCACTACCTAACCAGGCCCACTCCGATGCATGTATTTTACGCATCTTCATGGCATTAAGACCCACGTTGTTGCCTTGATTAGCACTGATAGCATCATCATACCAGTCGGGCAACTCTCCACGCTGTACCCAAACAATGTGGCCGCCTGCATCTTTGATTGATTTGATTTCGTTGGGGAATCTACAATCTGAAATAACTATATGATCTTTGCTGGTACGTAGTTTGTTTTCTAGACTAGCAATCCATATGTCGTCATGAAACGATCTACGACAGACTTCTGTGCCCCAGTATTGCAGTACCCATCTAGGAGTCAGTGTAGGCATGTCTAAACGTTCAGCCCACCATGGATCTACTTGTTCTCGCCATTCTCGAGCCTGTGCTGTGCGCCCTTCCAACATGGTTCGATCCCATCCAAACACACTGGCCACAGCATCTTTGAGTGTTGAAGCAAAACTTTCTCTGCGAAATTCGTGAAAATTAACTAGATAATCGGCCACAGTGTCTTTGCCTGAGCCTATAAAACCACATACACCTATGATCATAAATTGTCCCCTTTAGAACAATTATAATATAGATTAGTTATAAGGTCAACCAGTTATCCAAGTATAGCCGCTGCCGCCGGGAACCAATTTCATCAGATCGTCTGTGAGTTTTTCCATCTCGGTTTGACCTTCTGTGATCAGTGCTGTGCCATTGAGCTGGGTACCGCCCTGCGGTCCTGCGATCTGCCCAAACTTGCTTCGAGCCTGTCCCAACATCATTTTGCAGTTGGCTAACGCATAATCCTTGATCCACTGTCCAGAATACACATCATCGATGATCACAAAGTCAGGTCGGCTGTTGTATACTTGTAGCATTACAGATTCTTCTCCTCGAGGGCGTTGATGTATGATCAGTTTGTGACTCTGTGGATGCCATGTAAAGTTAATAAATGACCCAAACATCTTGCCTACCAATTCCTGATATTGGCTAAACAATTCATAGGTCAGCAAGCCGCCCATGTTAGTACTGCTTAACAAATAGGTATTGGCATAGGCCAAATTAAATGGTTCAAATACTGTGCCGCCTGTGCCGTTACCAGTTCTTGATCCCACTGATCTACGGAATATTTGACGTACCTGCTGTATTTCTTTAGGTAGTATATATTCGTTGGTACTCTCAGTAAGGGTTAAAAACGCATAACTTTCTTCCACAGCGTTGTCGCTACGCTGACGGAAAACTGCTAGAGCACGATTAAGTGCTGTGTCGTAGTGTATAGGATCTAGTTCTACATCTACCATACCATCGCCTAGCATGGTTTTGCAGTAGTTGTAAACAGAATTTTTGGCTTGGTCTGATGTGCTCATACGAGTATTTATCGTAGCGGTAAATATATGACTATGCCAAGACTCAGTTTATACCGGCCCGAAAAGGGCAACGATTTCCGCTTTATAGATAAATCCGCCTGGGAAATGTTCCAAGTTGGCGGAACAGATGTGCTGGTACACAGATACATAGGGCCGGGATCAGCTATACAGGGTGATACTCCCAGCACTCCTAGCTACACTGGCGATAATGTGGCAAACATACAGGATCTCCTATTTTTAGAAAATAGAGATCGCAAGTATGATCCCGATGTTTATGTCATGCGAGGTGTCTACAACATCAGCGACATAGATTTTAACCTCAGCCAGTTTGGCTTGTTCTTGCAGAATGACACAATCTTTATCACCTTCCACATCACAGACACTGTGGAAAAACTAGGTCGTAAGATCATCGCAGGCGATGTGATAGAATTACCACATCTCAAAGACGAATACGCTTTGAATGATTTGACATTTGCTCTGAAACGTTTTTTTGTAATTGAAGAAGTTAGTAGAGCAGCCGAAGGATTTTCAGCCACATGGTACCCGCATCTATATCGCGCCAAGTGCAAGCCATTGGTAGACAGTCAAGAATTCAAACAGCTCCTAGATGATATTGCAGACAGAGAATTCTACAAAGGCACTTATAACCCAACCGTAACATACTATCCCAATGATGTAGTACTTGCTGCCAATGGTAAAAAATATCAAGTCATACAGGAGGTCACTGGTGTGGCTCCTCCTAATAACACCTACTATGCACTTGCAGACACCTTACGAGATGTGATCAGTACCTACGAAAAAGAAATGCAGATCACTGCCGCGGTGTTAGATCAGGCAGAAGCAGATGCTCCCCGCAGCGGCTATGACACCAGCAAGTATTACACTCTGCAGCGAACTGACGACGGTACCGCAGAATTAGCCAGTGTAGATGCAGAGTCAGTGACTGTAGATGCACAAACACAAGCCACTGACGAAGCAGGTAACTTATTGTATGACGCAGACGGTAATGCTGTTTATGTTGGTCAGACTGCCAGCTCAGTGATACTACCATCAGACGGAGATGGATATGAGGGATATCTAACCAAAGACGGTGTACCGCCTAACGGTGCTCCATTTACCGCAGGCATTTCGTTTCCGAACAATCCTGTGAACGGACAGTTTGCACTGCGTACAGATTATCTACCTAATAGATTGTTTAGATTTGACGGTGCAAGATGGCGCAAGTTTGAAGACAATGTACGCATGACCATGAGCAACCTAGGCGCTAGTGATGTCACTGCTGGCGAACCTTTTGTAGGCAAGGATGTGCGTCAGACACAAAAATCTACATTTATTAATAATCCCACTGTAAACACCATTGACGGTAACACAGTTAAAGAAAAACAGAGTCTCAGCAAGGCTCTTAGACCAGAGGCAGACCTATAATGGATTTTCACTACGACGGACAGATAAGACGCTATGTCACACAGTTCATGCGTGTGTTTATTGGATTCAAATATCAAGCAGGTGACGGCGATCAACGACAGATTCCTGTGATGTACGGAGATCTAACTAGACAAGTAGCCAGCATTATCAAAGATAACTCAGAAAATAAAATGCCTACCGTGCCTAGGATAGCCTGTTATATCACAGGTCTTGAAATGGATACCAGCAGGCTCAGTGATCCTACATTTGTTTCAAAGATACATATTCGAGAACGTAGATTCACAGACGCCAGTGGTACAAGAGAATACACCGGAGCACAGGGCGGAAGTTATACTGTAGAACGATTGATGCCTACTCCATTTAAATTGACCATGAAAGCAGATTTGTGGACTTCTAACACCGATCAAAAATTACAGTTGCTTGAACAAATTTTAGTATTGTTTAATCCTAGTCTAGAACTGCAGACCACAGACAACTACATAGACTGGACCAGTCTCAGTGCCATGTACTTGACCAGTACAAATTTTTCAAGCAGAACCATTCCGCAGGGAGCAGACAGCGACATAGATATCTGCAGTTTGGAATTTGAAATGCCTGTGTTTATATCTCCTCCGGCCAAGGTTAAAAAGTTAGGCATAGTTCAAAGCATTGTGGCCAATGTATTCACCGAGGAAGGCAACGTGCTAAATCTTGAAGATTTGATTTATAATATGAAGTCTAGTAATTTTGATCTGATTACTAAACCATATGGTAGATACAGAGTTCTATTGTTTAAGTCAAACACCGGCAACATAAGTGATAATCAGTATGATCTAACATTGGTCAATCCCGCCGACGCTGTGAGGTCACTAGGGCTTATCGAAAAAGAAACCAAAAATGGCGAAGTTGTAGATTGGACCAGAATATTAGAAGTACAGGGTGGATATGTGCCGGGCAGCGAAGTTTGGTTTAAAAAAGCCAGCGGCTATGAAATAGTAGGCACATTTGTAACCAACCCGTTAGACCCTAGCATACTAACAGTGACGCTGGATGCAGATACATATCCAGCCAATACTGATATTGCTAGCACCATACCGGGAATAGGTGCTAGAGGCACAGTAGATGCCATTATCGATCCCTACAAGTATAATCCGTTAGAAGTATATGGTTCGCATGCAGCTATTCCTTTGGGTTTGAGATTTTTAATGTTAGACGATGTCAACAACAGTGAAAACCGTGGAGGTTACATCAACTTGCCTTCTAATCCTGCAGACAGTACCAGTATTCCTTATCGAGGCCCGCAGGCCTGGAGAGAGCCTAGTAACAACGATTCATCTTGGGAAAATCAAGACGGTACAGATCCTGTTATCAAAGCCAATT